TTGTTCACGCCGCCGCATCGAACGTATCAAAAAACCGGTTTGGCATTACCGATGCCCTGCCCCTGCCGATGGGCGAAAACCCTTTGGCGCAATTCATCCCGTCGCTTGGCGGATCAACCACACCACAAAAGGAAGAAACGAATGTCTGATTTTTGGAACCTGAGCGATGGCGGCAACGCCAAAGACACCGGGACGGAATATGAAATTCCCGGCGGGAACATGGACCCGATCCCGGACGACAGCAGCGTGCTGGCAATGATCGACGAAGCCAAGTGGGCGGACAAGGACGATGCCCGGTATGTTTCGCTGCGCTGGTCTGTGATCTCGCCGGACGAGTTCAAAAACCGCAAGGTCTTCCAAAAGCTTTGGGTGACAGATGACGACCCTATGGCGAAGGATTCGGACAAGGCCGCAAAGAAGCGCGACAAGGCCCGCCGGATGTTGGCGGTTATTGATGCCAATGCGGGCGGCAAGCTGGTCAAGCTAGAACGCATGCCAAACGACGACGACCTAACAGCGAACCTTGCGAACAAGCCAATGGTGATCAAAGTCAAGATTTGGTCTATGCCGGATCGTGAACAGCCTGGCGAGGTTATCAGCGGCAATTGGATTTGCGCCGTGGCCCCAAAGACGGCTGGCGTTGATGTGAAGGCGGCGAAGCCTGTCACCGCAAAGGCGGGGGGCGGTGGATATACCAATCAACAAGACCTTGACGACGAAATCCCGTTCTAGGCAAACATGCGGCGGGGTTTGCGCCCCGCCGTTCACACCACACACCACATGAGGATACCACAATGACCCGCGAACAGATGGACAAGATTCTTGACGAAGCATTCGCCGCCGTTTTTGGGAGCGCATACTAATGGAACAGCGCAGCGCAGAATGGTTTGAAGCCCGTCGCGGGCGGGTAACTGCCAGCATGGTAGGGGCAATCCTTGGCCATGCACCCTATATGACGCGCGAGCAGGCCATGCGCCGAATGGTGCGGGATTGGCACGGGGCCGAGAGCGAGTTCACCGGCAACATTGCCACTGAATACGGTGTTTTCAACGAGGAAGGGGCTCTTGCAGAATACCAGATGGAAACCGGAAACGCGGTGCAGGCCGAGGGGTTTTTGACGCGCGACGAATGGGCCGGGTGCAGCCCGGATGGCCTTATTGGGCTTGTCGGTGGGGTGGAAGTTAAGTGTCCGTTCGGAAAGCGCAAGATGGCTGCAGGCGATGCGTTCAAGCCGCTTGCTGATCAGCCACATTACATGGATCAAGTGCAGTTTTCCATGTGGGTGGCGCAGCGCGCATGGTGGGATTTTTACCAGTGGGCGCCCGGCAACACATCGCTTGAGCGGATATTGCCGGATAGCGCGTGGCGGGCAAAGAGCCTTGTAAAGCTGCGCGAGTTTTGGGACGAATATCTTGAGGAACGCCAACAGGACAACGCAAAGCGGCACCTTGAGCCATTGCGGGCCGAGGTTGATACGCCAGAGGCCGCACGTTTGATGGCAGAATATGACGACTTGGCCGAGGCCATTGATCGGGCGAAGGAACGACAGGACGAAGTGAAGGCGCAGATTATAGGGCTGGCCAATGGTAAAAGCGCGACAGTCGCCGGGCGCAATGTCACGCGGGTGGAACGTGTGGGCGCCGTTGCCTATGCCAAGGCGCTGGCCAAGTATGCGCCGGATGCCGATCTTGATCCATACCGGGGCAAGCCTTCTGTGTCGTGGAGGATCGGGTAATGTTGCGCCCATACCAGCAAGCCGCTGTTGACGCCTCAATTGATTGGATGCGCAAAAGCGTTGACCCGTTTTTGGTTGACGCCACCACGGGCAGCGGCAAGTCGCACATTATTGCGGAAGTCGCGCGGCTGATCCACGAGCGCACCGGCAAGCGGATTTTGTGCCTTGCGCCAAGCGCGGAACTGGTCACGCAAAACCGCGCCAAGTATCTCGCGACCGGCAATCCGTGCAGCATGTTCAGCGCCAGCGCAGGGGCCAAGGAATTGCGCCACCCGGTTGTTTTTGGCTCGCCGCTGACCGTCAAAAACAAGATCAGCCGTTTTCAGCGCCAAGGCGCGGATGGCTACGCGCTTGTCGTGATCGACGAATGCCACGGGATCACGCCGACCGTGCAAGCCATTGTTGAGGCAATGCGGATGGGCAATCCGAACCTGCGCGTCATGGGCCTAACCGCCACGCCCTATCGGCTAGGCAGCGGCTATATCTTTCGGGAATGGCCGGACGGGCGCGTGAATAGCGACAGCACAAGCCGCGATCCGTATTTTCAGAAGTCGGTGTATCGCGTGGAAGCGCGGCCACTGATTGAGGATGGGTATCTTACGCCGCCCGTGATCGGTGCGACCCGGGCGGACGGATACGACACCAGCGCGCTTGTGGCGAACGCTATGGGCCAGTTCAACGCGGCAGCGGTGGATCAGGCGTATCATGGGCATGGCCGCAAGACAGCGGCCATTGTTGCGGACGTTGTAGCGCAAAGCCGGGACCGCGAGGGTGTGTTGATTTTCGCGGCAACTGTGCATCACGCCGAAGAAGTGCTGGCCAGCCTGCCACCGCACTTGTCTGCCATTGTGACGGCCACCACGCCAAAGGCAAGGCGGACCAGCATCTTGGCGCAAGGGGGGCTTTTTGCCACCCGCAAGATCAAATATCTTGTGAATGTTGGAGTTCTCACGACGGGGTTTGACGCGCCTCATGTCGATGTGATTGCCATCTTGCGCAAGACTGAAAGCGTTGGATTGTTGCAGCAGATCGTCGGTCGCGGGTTGCGGATCAGCACCGGCAAAGTAAATGCGCTTGTGCTGGATTACACGACCAACCTCGATGACCACTGCCCCGACGGCGATTTATTTTCGCCTACTGTAAAAGTGGGCGCATTGCCGGGCGAAGGGGGCAACCTGCCGTGCGTATGTCCAGATTGCGAATATGAAAACACGTTTACGATTCGGCCTGAGTTTATAGACGACCTTGGTTGCCTGAATATCAAGGTGGATGCCGCCGGGTATTGCCTGGATGCAGACGGGGTTCAGATCGAAACGGAATATGGGCCAATGGCTGCGCATTTTGGGCGGCGGTGCTGGGGGCAGGTTCGGCTGCGTGGCGGCAAGCATGACCGCTGTTCGTATCGGTGGACAAGCAAGGAATGCCCGCACTGCGAGGCCCCGAATGATATTGCGGCGCGGTATTGCATCGAATGCAAGGGTGAGATTGTTGATCCAAACGACAAGTTGATTGGCGACTTCAAGGCAATGAAGCGCGATCCTTTTCAGCGCCAGACGGATCGGGTTGTCAGTATGGCCACGATGGAAGGCGTGAGCGCTAAAGGCAACAAGACTGTGCGTGTTGATTTCGTGACACCGTATCGCGGTTTTTCAATATGGCTCATGCCGGAGGCTACCTTTTCACGGGCGCAGCGGGATTGGCAGATGTTTCGCGACACTACGGATGAAGGCGACGACGCCCCCGCCACCGTGACCTATCAGAAAAGCGCGGATGGGTTTTACCGGGTTTTTGCATACAACCGCCCGGCGGATGAATCACCAGAAGGAATGCAACATGCGGCTGAATAGATGCCCGGTTCCGGTTTACGGCGATCAATCTTTTCGCGGTCAATGCCCAAGCGAAAGCGTCGAACAGATGACTTTTTTCAACTGGCTGGGGCGTGAGCATCCTGCTTGGCGGTCGCTTGCCATACACCCGCGTAATGAGCAACAGCTACGCGGGGGGCAGTTTCGCGCGCTGGCACGGCACAAGGCCGAGGGCATGACGCCGGGGGCCAGTGATGTAATCATCCCCGGCGCACCGACGTTTGTTTGCGAGTTAAAGCGGCGCGACCACACCCTAAGCAAGTGGCAACCGGGGCAGGTTGAATATCTTGAGGCGGCGCGCGATGTGGGGTGCTTTGCCTGTGTGGCGCTTGGGGCGGATGCCGTAAAGGAGGCGTTTCTTGAATGGCTTATCCTGACGGCATAGCGCGGCCTAGCGAACAGATTGCGGACCTGCTGCGCGGCAAGATGGCGTGGGATGAAGCACCGGAGGCCATTAGATCATGGGCGCGTCTTGAGATATATCGTGGCGCTTGCGCTGTTCTGGACCAGCCGGGCAAGGGGGAACGGCGCAACATGCTGGGGCTGATTCCTGCTGCGATCCGCCCGCATGTGGAGGCAGAAGCCAATCGGTTATGGAATTTAAGACGTTGTTGACGCGCGCGGTCTGTTGTGCTTATAAAGTTGGGCGGGAGAGCAACACCACTTGCTCGATCCCGCCCGATCAGCGAAGGAGGATTTCGCCAATGCCAAAACTAATACGACAGGACACATGCAGGCGCAAGGGTGCAGACACCCACCGCGCGCCTTACGCTGCCCGTCATTGCGGATGCGCTGCGGATTATGTCTGGGGGTGTGGTGTGATATTTTCCACCTTGCGCACGGCCGCAAATGCCGATAACGATACGTTGCGATGCAGGATTTTTGCAGCAATAGCTCAATTGTTTTTACAAAGCCGGACAGACCTGTTCAATATCCGGCCATCGCATGTAATTAGTATAGCGCGGGATAGCTGGCAGGCGAACCGGGATCACTCCATCCCCTTCCCGCGCTTAAATAGGAGATCAACCGTGGAGGGTTGGATATGTCTTTAGAAGAATATCGCAGGTTTATTGCATCGCGCGCTGGAGTTGCCCGGACGTATGGGTTCAAGCCCAAGCCGATTAACGCATCTGCAAAGGCGCATCAAGTCACCGCGCTAGAGTTTGCATTGAACGCTGGCAAATCGGCGGCGTTCCTAGATACTGGCCTTGGCAAATCATTCATCGAGTTGGAGTTTGCGCGCCAGTGCGCCGATGAAACTGGCAAGCCATCCTTGATCCTGACGCCGCTTGCGGTTGCTGGGCAGATGATTCGCGAGGGCGTAAAGTTTGGGATCGACGCGCGCCAGATCAAGGAACAGCACGAAGTCGGCGCAGGCGTGATGGTCGCTAACTATGAGCGGTTGCCCAAGCTGGACCCATCTTCATTCGGCGCGATTATTTTGGATGAAAGTAGCATCTTGAAATCATTTGCGGGTCGCACGCGCAACATGCTGATGGATGCGTTCAAAGACACGCCATACAAGCTGGCAGCCACCGCGACCCCATCGCCAAACGACCACACAGAGCTAGGAAACCATGCCGAGTTTCTTGGCGTGATGCGGCAACAGGAAATGCTTTCTAAGTGGTTCATCAATGACACCAGCACGGCAAGCCAAGACTGGCGACTGAAGGGTCACGCGGTTGAATCGTTTTGGTCCTGGGTGGCAGGCTGGAGCCGGTGCGCCACCCTGCCAAGTGATCTTGGCGGCGATGATACGGGATACGTTCTGCCAGACGTTCTGCGCACGTTGCACACAGTCAAAGCCGATCGGACCCACGACACGCAGGGATTGCTATTCCGCATCCCTGAATTGAGCGCCACCAGCTTTCACGCCGAAAAGCGTTTGACGCTAAATCAAAGGTGCGAGTTGGCGGCGGAACTGGCAACCCACGATAAGCCGGTAACGGTTTGGTGCGAGACAAACGAAGAAAGCGCCACGCTGGCTAAGATGATACCGGGCGCGATGGAAGTGCGGGGCGATATGACCGCAGATGAAAAGGAGCGTCGCCTGCTAGGATTTGTTGACGGTGACTTTCGCGCGATGGTCACAAAGCCAAAACTCGCTGGATTTGGCGTCAACTGGCAACATTGCGCCCATGCCGTCTTTGCATCTATCAGCTTTTCATACGAACAGCATTACCAAGCCGTGCGCCGGTCGCACCGCTTTGGACAGACAGAACGTGTGCGCAATGATGTAGTAATCAGCGACACCGAAGGCGCGATATGGTCTGCTATCCACGGTAAGGCGGCAAAGCACGAAGAAATGAAACGCCGAATGTCGGACGCAATGCGTCGCGCGCAGGGAACCACACATACGCGCGTGAAATACGAACGGCCATTGGAGTTGGCTTTTCCAGAATGGATCAAGGGAGTTTGATCATGACAAAGAAGCAACCAGAGTATAGCGGTATCGGATGGGCGTTGCACAATAGCGACTGCATTGAAGGCATGCACGCCATGCCAGAGGGCAGCGTTGATTGCGCAATATTTTCGCCCCCGTTCGGAGATCTTTTTGTGTATTCTGACAGCGAACGCGACCTTGGAAACGCTGGAACAGGTGAGAAATTCATTAACCAGTATCTGTTTTTTGCCGAGGCGCTAACCCGCGTCATGCGACCTGGGCGCAT